GCACTTGTTGCTGCTCCCGTGACCGATAGTTGAGTTGACGTTGATAGCCTATGAACTAGATCTGCCTTTACAGAAGGTGCAATAAAGAACATTAATAAGGGGATTAGTTTCCACATAGGACTAAATACTTCTTTGTCGCAATATAAGTTTACCTGAGGTTAAACTTAATACGTCTTGCTACTATACGATGACTGAAAAGGTAAAAGAATCTTCGGTAAAAAATGATACTGAAAAGAAAAAAGGTGTGTTTGGGAAAGTAAAAGATGCACTTATTCCTGATCAAGAAGAACAGGCTGCAATTATATCTACAGGGGTCAGAATTGTAGTACTTGGGTGGTCCGGTGCGATCTTGACGTTAAATTATGTTGCGATCCCAGGTGTGCCTCAACAGAAGATAGATCCAACCTTCATCGCGTCAGTGTTCACAGGCGTTCTCGCCAGTTTTGGCATTGCTACAGCGAGTAAAAAAGGTGATGGAACGATGAAAATGAATGGTGATAATAATGGTCAAGTTAGTAAGAAAGATATGGAGGAAATGATTGCAAAAGCTGCTGCTAATTCTGCTGTACAAACTATTAGAATTGAGCAAGCTCCATTAGTAATTAAGGCTGAAAATTCTAATTCTAAAGATGATACAAAGTATCAGTTGTAACTAGATAAGGATTCGGTAAGATACGGACAGCTTTTCTCTAAAATGTGTCATCTATTCATTGGGCATGGGTTTCCGTCACGTCAAGATGTCATACATGGTTAAAAAGCCATCCTGTAGATGTAAATAAATTACCTATTGAAGAGAAAGCTCAAGTAATGCCATCACGCTCTATATTGCGCTGTAAGGTGCTTGATCGGCAAGATGAGCATACAAAGCTAGATATGCGTGGATTAGGCGACTGGTGGGTGTTAGATAGCCATTGGAATGGCTTGTCTACTGAGATAGAAGAAAAGCCATATTCAGTTGATGGAGATTTAATCTTTTTAAAAGATTTTCCGTACTACTACCAAGAGTCAGATAAGGATGACGATAGTCATGTTTTCACTTTTGCCATGTGCTTAAAATATCTCAAAATACCAGGTATTAATGGGGTTATGGATTATGTAGAAGCTGTTAATAAGCATGGTTTAAGTCGGATTAAGAGTTCAAATGCTAAAGCTTTAGAAGAATTCGGAATGAAAGCTACATTTACATACTCTGCTGATCCAGAGGATATAAAAAAACAGATAAGAGCTGGTCAACCCGTTGCAGCTAGTTTGTTATGTAGAGGAACACCAGAATATCCGACTGGTAAAACTCATCTTGTAGCAATTACCGGATATGGAAAAGACTACTGGTTAGTTCAAGATCCATTTGGCAAAATGGACTTAATTAACGGACTTTGGTCTGATAGAAACCCTTTAGCTGGCAAGGATATTCGTTATAGCTTTCAAGATATGAACCCAAGATTATTTGCCAGTGGTGGTGCATCTGGCTGGTGTTGGTTAAATTTTAGGGAGATGTAGATTTAGGACAGCTATTCTCTCTTTGATGAGTATTTAATTTTCAAATTATGGCAGACGCTCCGAAATCATTAGACGATCAGTTACAAGAACAGCGTGAACAGTTAGAAGCACAAATTAAAGAGCTTGAAGCGCAGCTTATGCGTTCTAAAGAGGGCTATTTAAAAATCTTAGGTGCTCAAGAGTTCTCTGCAATTCAAAAGCAACAAGCTGAATCAGCAGCTACAGAAACCACTACCGAGGTCGTAGACCCCTAATACCATGTTGGGCGAGTTTAATAAAAGTCGATATCGAGCCCTTGAATTACTAGCTGATCATGTCCGTGCTCCATCTCGTGAACTATCTATAGATGCAATTATCTGTGACGTTAGCGATGAAGATCTTCGCTGGGTCACAGACAGAATTCATTATTATCTATTGAAATTACTGGAAGATGCTGATTACGATCCAGCAGATGAAGAAAATATAATGATTACTGAAGAAGTCAAAAGCTAAGTTAATGCGCTTTACAGTTTTTTCATACGCGAAAAACGCCTGTGTTTCATTGCGAGCAAGATCTTCTCTCCAACTTAATTGTTCTTTCTCCAAATAATGCTAGACATAGATTTCGACAATATATTTTTGATGCATGGGAGTGGAAGTGTGCTTACTGTGGCGAGCAATTAACAGCTCAAACAGCAACAATTGATCATATAATTCCAAAATTTAGAGGTGGGCAACATGTAAGGGTAAACATGTGTTGCTGTTGTAGTCCTTGTAATAAAGCAAAAGCTACCTCAAAGCTTGAGGATTGGTATACAGAAGAGAATGAGCATTATTGCGAGGAAAGATTTGTTAAACTAAAACAGTGGTGTTGATTATTTTTTACAGTGGAACCTAAAAGAGATCCTTACGAATTTTTACGTGAAAAAGCATTGAATGTTGCTGCTGAAATGGAAGCGCACAGAAATGAACGTGATGTAAATATAGGTAGACGTGCGATTGCAGGTGAAAAACCAGCTACTGTAAGGGAAAAAATGGATGATAGAGTTTTTAATACATAATTAAATTAACGACCAACTTCTCCACCACTTAGTTATTACATATTTATCGCCTTTTATTGGTGGTAACGCCTCATGCATTGTTTTGTAATTTGGTTTGCCATTTCTATATAAATTATTCCACGCTAAAAGTAATCCAGGTTCTGGTTTAACTTTTAAATTTAGATGTTTAAAATAAGTTTCTCCTCCTTCTTCAACATGATTTAAGTACATCATAGTGGTCCAAGTTCGTTGTCCCATCCATTCGCAATAGACTTTATGTTGTTTTTTATCACTTGGTGGGAAAAAATCCCAATGTTCTTTGTAGTATTCACCAGGTTTATATTTTTGTGCTTGCATAGCCTCTCCGATAAAAGGATCTAATTCTGTTAAATCTTCTAATTTATTATCTATATCAAGAATTAATTCTGCTGGAAAGAAGTGTAGATCTGCAGTTTCACTGGTTCTATAGTCTGATGTATACAGTTCATCTTTATCATTTGCTAGTGTGGATTTTCTAGTAGATTTATTTATACATTCAATTAATTCTTTACATTCATAATCTGTTAAAAAATTCCTATGAAAGTATATTTGTGTAAAAGGGTAGGGTATTTTTTCTGTTTTATATATTAATGGATTGTTGTAGAAGTATTCATAATTAATTGATTTTGGTGCTGACTTAAAATTACAGAGTATAAGTAAAGCCTTTATTTCATTATCACTTAAGTTATAAGCCTCTTTATAAGTCCTCAAAATTTGTTCTTTTGTTACTCCACATAATGCAGTTCTAGTAAAATTTTCTGCTATTTTAGTTAATTCATCTATATGCATTTGTAAGTTCGAGTACTCGTACAATATATAAGTGTAACTATAGATGAAATTGGAGCTGATTGCCCTAAATTTTATAGTATTATTTGGTGGGAGCTATGGGATTAGTACGCTCCTACTTAAACGTAGTGAAAAGAAGATTGTGAGTAGGCGTTCTAGACGAGGAATTGCAGTGTCAGTTCAGCGCTGGTAATATATTGATAAGGTTCTAACTTTTTATGGATGCATTAGAGCTTCCGGTTGATGTCGAATTTTCAATTCATGCAGCTTCCCTTGCGATTCAAAATCTTGATCGTGTGGATCTAGAGGAGGCATTTATTGAGATGCTTCATCAAAAGGCTTTAGATAAGCAAATGTTTTTCAACATCATGAAGGACCACGGCATTGATGCCGATATTAAATTCAACATTTCCACCGTAGGACAGATCTCTTAAGTACCATGGCTACTCGCACAATTGAAGGCACTCTAGACACACAAAGCGTTGATACTGGTTCTGAGATTACCTATCTCGGTTCTACAGCTGCTAATAACCCTGGGGAGGCTGTGAGAGGCTTTCGTGTTAACCCAGGAAGTACAGGAGATATCAAGGTAACAATTGATCGTAGTAGTTCTATCAACACTATGGAGATCTTCCAAGAGGATTCCTACACAGCAGGATCTGCTCCAGCTGGTTATTCAAAATTTGCAAATATTGGTAGAGATGGAAAGGGTAAAGGAGTTGTAGGTGTAACCGTAACTAATGCTTCTAAAAATTATATTGTTCTTTTGAGATTAGACGGTTATTCTAGTGTTAGTTACAGCGGTAACGTTGTCGTCCCATAAGAATCAGAAATTACGTACTAGGTGGAAGGAACATCCTTTTTTAACTAGAAAAGGAATCAATTTAATAAGAACTCACTCAATGCCTCGTACCAATATTGGTATGGGGCGTTATGCTTCTTATAAGGAGTATGGAGAGGATATATGGCGTATTGGGTATGGAAGTAAGAAGTTAGGGAAAAGATGGTTGTCGTCTACGGATAAGGCTACTGAGGAAGAAATAGATTTACAGTTAGAAGAAGACTTGAAAGAATTTTCCGATTTAGTAGCTAACTATATTTTTGTTCCTTTAAATACTAATCGAAAAGCTGCTTTATTAAGCTTTGCATATAGCATTGGAATATGTTCTTTTAAAACTTGTCGTTTATTAGAATTAATAAATTCTTCCGCTGGTAAAACTAAAATTATCCGAGAATGGAGTCCTTATATCAATCAAATTTGGTTGTCTGGGGGTGATCTAATGAGAGATAGACGTCGTGTTGAATTGGATACTTATTATTCTGCAGATAAAGAGATTCCCACGTTAGTTCCTCATCGTTGTCGGGTAAAGAGATGTTTATTGAATCTCCCTGAAACTTATACTGGGGTTCCCAATCAGTTGAAAGCAATTGAATATCTTGAGAAAAAATTGGTTGAGTGGGATCCATCTGGAGAGGTTCTTCGCCAGTTTTTTCGTTATTGGACTCAGAAGCCCACTGGTCTAGGATCTCCGCCGCCTTAGGTTCAAAATGTTTAAGCATGTCTAGAGCGTCTATTAATTGGAGTTCAGGAGTGTAATTGTCTATTAAGGTTTCGTACTGCATGAAGGTAAAGTCTTGGATTGACGTCTTAAACCTAATTTAAGCAGGACTAAATAGCCAATTAAATCCATAATGACATCTTCGTCTTCTCCAATCAACCCTGCTCCTTTATGAATTCTATTTAATTTATCGTCAATTCTTACTAATAATTGTTCAACTTCACTAGCTTTACTAAATATACGAGCTGGTTCTAGCGCAGAATTACCATATTTTTGATTTTTATACAGTAAAAGTTCTTTAACATCTTCACAAATACCAGCTATCTCAAGTTGAGTATTAGTCATATCTACCAAAATCGTTAAAATCTTAATTTAGCAGATAATTTTCCCTAAATTAGAAAAAATCTCTTTAAATCTTTCAGTTTGATCAAATCCAAACTCAAGACTAGGTAAATAGATAAAATAACCCCAAAATAATGGTGCTTTTAAAGTAAATAATTTGTCTCCATGAATAGTATTAGCTCTATCGGTAGGTATACAAACTGGAAAATCCCACATTTCTGGACATGTTCTCATCATTTCGGGGTAGAGAGTATAAAACAGAGCTTCTGGAACGTTTCTAAGCTTCCATTCTCTTACTAGACGTCTAAACCAGATAACTGAAGGAGCTTTTGCTGCTGCTCCAGCTTTTACACTCCATCTCCATGTACCTCTTTCCTTACTAAAAGAACACCTACCAAATGTAGGAGGAAATAAATATGTTTTTCCTGTCCATGGTTCTTCAATATTTAATCCATCTTCTTCTAATGTATATATTTTCTTAGCTCTTACAAATTCGACGTTTGCAGAGTGAGTAGAACAAGGATCTAAATCAATATCTCCTAATAGTGCGGAGATATAAGGCAAATATTCTGCTGGAGTTATCCAATCATGATTGAGATGAGCTATGCGTCCTAAGACAAAGTGATAGTCAGCCCAACGTAACTTTCTTTTATGCTTCACATCATTTTTACAAAATCAGCACCTTCACTATCGTGTTTGTAGTGGATTAATTGCATTTTCTTTTGATCTTGAATGATGAATAATGATTCTTTTTCTGGATCGATCTGTTCAGCTCGTAATATTGCTTTTTGCATTACCTCTGCAACTCCCTCCATATCTCGGTTATTGAAGTCATTAAGGGCATTTATTAAATGATCTACTGTTAGGTAGAACATGCTTTTTTTCTCTGGTGCATCAGGAACGTAAACCATGGCGCCAGGTCCTTCTTTTTTATAAAATTCACCATAAAATTCACACATATCTGCACATATGCGTTCAATCGTTAATTGAAGAAGTTTGGCTTCATCTTCACTGGTTACAGTTCTTAGAAGTTTTTTTAGAAGTTCGTTGCGTCTACTTGTCATAGGATTCTCTATCTGATTAAGTTTATCAAGCTTTTTCTTTAGTACCAGTCTTTTCTTCAGTTTCAGGCTTTTTCTTTAAAACAGATTTAATAAGATGGCCTAATCCGGATTTTTTTAATGTCTCTAATAGTTTTGGTAATGGTTGATAAAGGACTACTGCTTTTTGCATATTTCCTATTTTTTTAATCAATTTTCCATTTTCATCTCTTAGTTTTGTTAGTTCTCCCTGTCTTATTAAGTATTCTGCAACGCATCTATATCTCCTTTTTTCTGCTAAATTTATCTCTGGATAACGATCACAGATGGTGCTTGTTCTCATATCACTGAATGTAAGTCTGATTTGATCAGCTAATGACAGTCCTAGCATTAAGTCTGTTGTACTTGTCTCATAACTACAAATTAACTCTAAATAGCGTCGTAAATCGGCATTTTCAAAGCTACCTGAAGGAGGTATAAATATTTCTACTTGTTCGATTAAGGAGTCAACTAGTAGATCTTTAAAATTTTTTGTTGTAACAGAATTTATATCAAGTTCTGAAAACCTATAACTTTGATACAGATTCTCATCTGTATCTATTGGTTCATATTCTGTTTGATTTAAGGCTTCAATCCAGTCCTCATTTTTTATAACTGTCATTCGAGGACTTTATCTTCTGGAATATTAGCCCAAAATCTCTGATTGTCCCATTGTTTTTTGTGATCAATCCTTAAAACCCATCGATAGTAGTCATTAATGTCATCCATATGCTCATCTATTGAGGTAAGTTGATACCATTTAGATCCATAAATTTCTTTAAGTCTCTTTTCACATTTAATACGTGATCCGCCATAATTGCAAGCCTCCCATAGGG